TATTTTGATTTGCAAACATACCAAGATTACTAGCTTCTTTTAGATATACACTAAAAAATTCATCAACAGCTGTAATTGCTTCTTTAACAGCTTCTTTTTGCTCCATTGTCATAGTTTCCATACGATTTGCATCAATCCTTGCTTCTCCTACTAATTCAAAAAATTCATCTTTAGACATATGTACTTTGCTTTTTTCTCTTTGACCTCTTATGTAATTAAGTGCTCTGTCTTTGGCACGGCGTACATCAATCGCCGCACCAGAAAATCTTTGTTGAAAGTTATTAGTAGTAGGATCAACTCCATAAAATTTATTATAGGCATTCTGCACACGATTAGATGCTTTCATATAATTAGCAAAATGAATATTTAACATATTAATCTGTACAGATTGTGGTGATGCTATACCCATTTTATTAAGATGTAGACGAGTAGCACCATTACCTGTCGTGCCATACAAATCTCTTGTTAATTTTGTTTTCATTTCATCTGATAAAGTTTTGCTTTTTACAACTGTTTCTAAACCACGGCGTAATGGACTTAATTTTTCTAAAGTTTTTAACACTCCATCATAATCAGTAACTGAGTATGCATTTGCAGGTCTTTTTATATAATCTACAGTCCATTGTGTAGCACGGCGTTGATGCTGTGCATTAGTTTCTCCCTTTTTCTTTGGCACATATACTTTTTCTGCTATTGCTCGTGTAACATTAAAATGAAACCAATCATCAACAGATTTAAAAAATTCAGGGATTGGTAAGTTTAATTCTTTAAATTGATCTATATGTAATTTTTTTGCAAATTGTGCTCTTGCTACTAATTCATCAAATAAAACTACTTTTGATTTTTCATTATATTCTGCTACTTTTGCAACAGATGTTATATCAAATGGTAATTTATCTTTAGGTGGGTTATTTAATTTATTTCTTATTTGTGCATCTGTATATATATTTGAAAAAGATTCAAATCGTTTATCAGGATCTTGTGAATTATTAAGAATCTTTGCTTGTACTTGTCCACTAGTTACATTAGTTTTTTTATTTTGATTGTAAAAATTACGATCAGTTTTACTTTTTGCATAAACAATACCTGACTCTAAATTTCGTGGGTCAAAATTAAATACCATATTATTAAGATTCATTTTATCTTCTGCTTCATCTTGTTTTTTAAAATATCGTGCAAACCATTTGTCTGTGTTTTTTGTTCCAAAGTTTTTAACTGTTGCTTCTTCTCCAAACCTTCCTCTAAATTTTGATAATGCACCAACTAATACACCACTAAAGAGTGCGGCATATCCTGCACTTTGATACATTTCTGACGGGGTAACAGTAGGATCAAGTGCTCTTCTTATTGCTTGGTTAGGTAATTCTAGCAATCCAACTTGTGCTCCTGCCTTTAATGAATTGTAAAAAAACCCTGCACCTTTAATCCAAAATATCGGCATATAATTTATAGGTTCAAATGCCTGAGCACCCAAACTTGATAAAAATGATGGGGTTCTACGCTCTTGTCTAATTCGTTTACGATCTATACGATCTTTTATTCTATTGTTCATTGCTTGATTATATGAACCAACAAAAGCGTGTGCAAAATCTTCATACCCTGTAATATCTTCAAAAGGATTAAATGATGGGTCGGCAGGTGGTAATTTTTCGTTTTCGTATAAAAGTCTATCTGCAAATGCTCCTGCAGTTGTTTCTAAAAAAAAAGCATCTTGCAGGTTCATTAATCCTGATTGTTCATCATTTAAAAATTGTGATACAGGACGAGTTTTGTATTTTATATCTTCTTGTAATTGACTTACATTATTACGAGTAAAATCAACCTTTTGTTTTTCTGTTGGTAATTGTGTTCGTATTTGTGGTGGTGAATTAAACATTATGGTATGTCTTTTGTATATTCATTAAAATATTTAAGAAAACCTGCTTCATCATTTGTTATATTTAAATCGTCTAAAATTTGATCAAATGCTTTTTGTCCATTTACTTCTACTTGGTATCTTGCTTCTTCACTTAATTCATTAATTAAAACACGAGTACGACTTTTTGCTGTATCAAATTTATATACTTCTTGTAATTCTTGTAGAGGTCTTAAATATAATGTTTCTCCGTTTTTTCTTAGTTCTCTAAAATCTTTGCCATCAAAATACTTAATTGTATATTCCATTTTTGCATAATCTCGTATTGGTGCTCTACCATCTGCCGTTACAGGTGTAACAAATAAAAATCCTTTTTTATATTTTGGAGGAGGGCCATCTCTTTCATCTTCTGCATTTTGATCAGACTCTAAAAATTTTTTATACATCATTGCTTCAATAAATTTAGTATCTCTTCTACCTGTATTAGGATTAATAACAGCAAAATTTTCTATTGGGTACATAACAACATCAGCTAATTCATTGTCTTTTACACGATCTATTAATGTTGCTACTTCTCCTTTAGTTTTACCTGCTGTATTAAGTTCACTTATACCTATTATACCCTTTTGAGCTAAATTTTGTATTATAAGGTCTGCATCTTCTGTAACATCACCTTTATCTAAATCTAAAAAATGTATGTTATTTATAATTCTATTTCGCAAATATTTTTCTATAGAAGGATCTATACTTTGAAACTTATTTCCATAGAACCAATTTGATGGACTAAGTGAAAACAAACCATATTCAAAATTATCTTCTACAGCATTCCGTATTCCTTTTTCTAAATCATCTATTTTTTGTTTAGTTTTTGCAGGATTACGAATTTGATCTCTTTCTATTGCTTCAAACTCTGATATATTTGCCAAATCAGCATCTTCTAAAGGTCGTGAAATATAAATACTATTTAAATGTTGTAAATATTTTTCTGTTGTTGGTGATAAATCTAAATGATGAACATTAAAAGTTTTACCATATTGATTAGCAACTGTAAGTCTTAACAAGTCATTTAAAAATTTTGTATCTTTACTAAAGATTTTATTTTCCATAGCTGTTTTCATTTTACCAGAAGCAAATTGATGAAGAATAGGTATAGAATAGTGTGATACATTATTAGCATCAAATTCATCTCCTTCTGTAATTTTATAAATTGGATTAGCTTTAAATATAGCAAAAGCACCTTTTCTTTTTTTAGGATCTGTACTACTCATTAACTCTGTTGTTAATCCAATATACTCTATATTTGTGTTACCCTTTTGTGGGTCTGCCCCACTTACAAATTCAGCAAGTCGTGATAACTTAGTTTTTGTAGAATCTTCAGATGTTTCAGTATTAAGCATTGATATCCTACGATTAATAGCTGTTCTTATTCTACTACGACTTGCACTATTTAATTTAAAACTATTATTAAATTGATCTAAAGTAATAGTAACATCAGGTTTTTCAATATTACCTTTTCTACTAAATAATGTTACATCTCCTACACCATCTACCAATCCTTTTAACATTTCAAGATTGTGTAAACTTATTGCTTGTCCTGTTTCTGTTTGATCTGCTATAGATAAACCGGGCATAAATTTACCATACTTTTCATAAAAGTTAATAGTGTCTTGAATTGATGCTACATTTCGTTGATGATTAATACGAGCACTACTACTTGTTTTTTGCCAATCTATACCTGCATCTTCTATTTCTTGTAGTGCATATTTTGCTGTATCAATTTTATTATTGTTTAGATTGCTAAAAACACCTTCTGAAAAAGTTTCCCAATATTCTTCATAGTCTTTATTCTTTAACATTTCTTGTTCTTGGAAATATGAGTTTTCTATACTTGCAAGGTTCTGAGTATATATGTCATCAAAATCTCCTTGCATTAAATTATAATATTTTTGAGGCACACTCTCTTTAATTGTATCTAATACAGGTTGCATTTGTGCTATAAACTCTTCAGGATTATTTCCAAACTCTGATTGCACTCGCCTTTTAATTGCACTTGCTTGTTGTTTAAGACTTCTATTTATTTCTTGTTTAGCTTTTAAACTAACAAATTTGTCATACTGATCTCTATTTTCTTCAAAGAAAAACATTTTGTTTTTCATTGGTTTAGGTCTTTCTACAGTATATGTATTACCTTCTTCATCAGTTTTTTCTATGGTTTCAAAATCAACAGTAAAATTTTCTATATCTTTTTTTGTTTTAAATTTTTCAGCTGTTCGGCCTATTGTTTCTAATCCTTTAAATAGTTGTTCATTTGCTTCCTTTTGTTCTTGTTGTGCAACTTGTAATGCTTGTGATATTTTTGCTTGTCCAAATGGTTGTTGGACAGCTATTTGTGAAGCAAAATTTGTTTTTGGTTTATATCGTTCTGCCATATCTATATATGTCTAAAGTTTATATTTAACTTATCATATAATACCTTATACAAATTATTTTGTACAACTACAGCACTTGGATATTTGTTTATTACTTCTTGTGCAATAACACCCTGATAACGATTGCTGTTACCAATATAATTAAAGTTATATATATTTAATCCTGTATTTAAATCGGTTTTTACAAATTCTATGTTTTCTTTTAAGCGTATATCAGACCAAGTACCTGTCTTGGAAAATTGATAGGCGTCCATACCAAAACTTGCAACCTCACCTATTGCTTCACCTGCCTGTCCTATAAGTCTAGTTCTTCTTGCGGCAAGTTTAGCACTACCTTCTATTTGGGCGGCCTGACCTTCCATTATAGATTGCCTTGCACCAAACATTGCATTTTGTGCCCTTTCAATTCCTTGTAATCTTGCATTTCTTAAATCTTTACTAAGTAATCTGTCGTTTTCTTTTAAGAATGCTCCATAACTAGGAGAGTTGATATCTAAACCTGATGAAGCAAAAGCGGCAATATTCTTTTTTCTTTTTTTATTTGCATCATCTTTAAGTGCATTCATTTGTTGTTCCATAGCAAGAACTTCTGATTTGGCTCTTTCTTCATACATTCTTTGTCTTTCTTGAGCCATTCTCATTTCCATATCCATTTGTGCTTTTATGTAATCACTTTCATTACTAAATAAACTACCAAAGAATCCTAAAACAGCACCACACATTAGTAATATACCTCCGAAGTTATTGCTACAATTCTCATAGGAACAGGAACAGATTGTGTTATAGAAACATTAGGTGTTTGTGTATATCCTAAAGTATGAATATCTTTTTTTCCTGTAAAGCCTACCATTTGTAATCCGTTATCATTAAGCAATACATCATTTCCATTTACTTGTAAATTATAGGTTTTAGATAATTCTAATATAGTTTTTCCTATCTTTCTTGGCAAACCATATGTTGAGCCTATACCTCTAATTGGCTGTACAGAATCTATAGGTAATGTTTCTATTTCTACTGTGTAGTTTAATCCTATATCACAAGCACTTGCAGGTAGTTGAAACTGTGCTACACCATTTGTATCAACAGTAGATGAGCCATAGTATCGTATATCATCATCTTCATTAGAGCCTGATGTAGCGTGTACAATTTTACCTCGTAAATCAGGATCAGCATTTAATCCTGTAAATACTCTACTTGTTGTAAATATTATACTTGCATTATCACTTGCTGATAAACTTTGATCTACAACAATAATATACTCTCCAGATGTTCCTGTGCTATTAACACTTTGTATAGTATATTCTGTACTTGCAGAACCAATCTTAAACTTTTCTCCTGTAGTAGGTGCATTTGTAAAACCATCAGCAACTATTTGTCTTGTTGATGAAAATGTACCATTCACAAGAATAGTGCCGTGTGGTTGATATGATGAACTTAATACTTTACTTACAGAGCAATCTGTAGGCAAGGCAAACATAGAGTTAGATATTTGTTCAAGATAATATTTTGTTGCTCCATTAATTGTTCTTTTAACAACTGTATATAAAAAAGATGTAGTACCTGCCGTAGATTCAAAGTTACCATCAGTTTCCCATACAACCCAACCTGCTAGTTTTTCTTGTCGTTGTGCAGAGAATACTCCAAGCGTACCATCATCATTAGCAAAAATAATCATCTGTTCAGTTTTTCTACCTGTTGATTTTATAATACCTGTATCTTTTGGATTAGATACAGCTTGTGGTGAAAGAAAAGTTATAACAGTAGGTACATAATCTTCTGTTGCTGTATTGTAAAAGAACTCTCGTACTGTTTTACCATTAGGTTGTATAAATATTGCCGCCCCATCAAATAATCTTGGCATACAAGTTTGTGTGCAACCTAAACTACTTTGTCTTTCTAATCGTAAATCTGAGGGAGTAAGAGGGCGACCTGTTTGTGGTTTAAGATAAAACTCACCTGTACTTGTAAATACTTCTAAATGTTTACCTGCAATTAAATGTCTTATCTCATTGATTTGGTCTGATGATATAGAAATTTGTATAGAATCTGTATCTTCACCTGCACCTACATCAAAATTAAAAAAGTCCGCTGATTGGCTACCTGCTATAAAATCTGATATAGCACCTCCACCAAAAAACAATCTTTGTTGATGAAACTTACAAGTAGATGGAAACCCATTAATATTACTATATACTTGTTCGTCCCAAGCAAGAGTTGGTGGGTGTCCTATAATTCTAACATTTGTACCACCTCCATCACCGGAATCACCACCTGTATCTGAATTATCTGCCTCAAATGTATATCGGTCATCATCTAATACTGTTATTGTTTTTGCTCCATTTAGATTGGCAGCTGTTATACCATTACCATCTTCATTAAGTATTGCCTCTGCTCCTTCAACAGTAATTGTAACACCACTAGTAAATCCATGTGCAGGGTGTAAAACTGTAACTGTACTGTCGCCTTCTTCAGCTTTAAATGGATCATCATCTAATTCTATTCTTACATCAGCTTGTAATGTTCCTGTCAATTCTGTTGCAGAAGTATATCCTGTTATTTCTATTTCTGTGCCGTGATATCTAATATGTTTACCAACATAGTCAGATGTAAAATATGCACTACTTGCAACTATATTAACTGTAGAGTTTTTGGTTGTTTGATCTATATCTAAAGTAATAGAATCATCTGCGAATTTAAAATAAGGTTGATATATTTTCTCTTGATTAGTGCTTACCTTAAATGCAAAATTAGCTATAGAAAAAGTAGTTGCACCTGTTCTTGTTAATATTTGTGGAGCAAACTGTTTATGGGTAATTATCATTGTATCACCTTGTTGTGTATATGTAAGTTCAAATAACTCTGCCGTTGTCCATATACAACCTGTTATACTTGATAGCAATGTCCCATTAGTTGAAAAAATTTTGCATTTTGTGTTTTGAAAGGCAATTATATACTCTTGATTTTCATTAAATATAAAAGGTTCAATTCGTGTTTCTTCACCTAAATCATATCTAAACAATGTTCCTTGTCGTCTTTCAAGTGGGCCTTGGTTAAGAACAAAAACATTTCTTGCTTTTTTTAATGCTTGTTGAAATGCACCAAGATCAGTTCGTGCAATTAAGGTTTCGTCTACTTCACCACGAGTAAAACTGTTTTGATGTACTCTTTGTGTTCCCATTCATTAATTACTACTACTTGGTACAACTGCTCTTATACCATCTGCAGTACCTCTGTTTCTAACTTCAATTAATAAACTTGTATTTAGTTTTCTTGTAGTTTGTGTTTGTGATTCCATACTTCTTGCTAACACTAGTTGTTGCTGTCCTCTTTTTTGATACAGCATAGAAAGTTGATCATTTCTTGCTATTGCTCCTGCAAATAAACTAGCAAGTTCAAAAACTACTGCTTGAGTAAAATAATCTGGAAACTCCTTTTCGTGTGGTTGAAATGTATAATGACAAACTACCACATCACTTGAACTTGTATTTGTATATAATTCTTCATTATATCTATCAAATACAATCACATTATCTGACACAGTAACAGTATGTATTAGTATTGCATCATTTGGTATCTGATATGCTGAATCCCATTTATCTAACGGATTTGTAGACAGTTTTGTTAGTTGTGCTTGTTTTGTTGCAAATCTCCATCTAGCTTTTGTAAGTAACGAGCGTAATGTTGTTTCATATAACTGATTAGCTACCTTACTTTCTACAGTATTATCTGTAAATGAAGCGATTGTATTTGCTCCGATTAAAACTAAACCTTGATTACATATATCTATTTTACTTACCATAATTTAAATATCGGGGGAGTTGCCTCCCCCAATACCCTATGTACCATTAATACAAGTAACTGTAGCGGCCGCCGTTGCACTTGATACAACAAGGACATCTACTGTTCTTGTGCCACCTGTAGACCCAACAGCAATGATTACATCATTCTGTTTAAGCTGATTGGTAGCGTCATTAAAATAACCTGATCCTGCAATAGTACCTACAGCATCTGCAGAGTTGTAGAGAAATACATTTTGATCTCCACCACCTGCAATCTTTTTTAAGTTTGCTTGAGTAAAAGCCATAATGTTTCTCCTATTCCGTTATTTGACATTCTATCGCACCATCATTGTCAATCATCACAGCACCCATAGACATATATGAAGTGATTAGATTACTGACCTTTTCAGGGATATAGTTTACTTCAGTTCTGATATCAGAACCCATAGCTAAACCAACAGATGATCTGTGGTAAGCGTGGCAATCTCTAGTTGTACTAGAAAGCGACAGACCAGAGAAAGAGAACCATAAGAACCCTAACCATCTCTTAGCCGTCATACCACCTGCATATGGTAATTCTTTTTCACCGATATACTCTGCTCTTGAGAATTGGTCAATTTGTAATAAATCTGCCCAACCTGCTGAGGATACAACAAAATATCTTTGTCCATCATCAGGAACATCAGCTTCACCAAATGCTTCGTAAACTGTTAACGCCTTTGCAAGTGTTAAACCTGCAGAGCCGTGTACGACATTGTTACTATTAGATCCTGCATCTAGCACATCAACAATAAGTTGATCTGTTTTTCTTCCTAGAGCAGAAGCGGCTGATTGAGAAAGAACTTGTCTTTCATCAATGTTAGTTTTCAACTCATCTAATCTATCAACATAATCCGCCGCATAGAAATCAGATAGAGTTACATCAACTGTATTGTGAGTTATTTCCATAGTTGGAACATTGGCGTGTCTTGATTTCTCAGTTGCACTACCTTTGCCCACCTTTTGGAATCTCGCTTGATTGCCTTTTACATTATTAAGCTGTCTTACTGTATTCCTCAGTTTTGAACCCATACGCTGGTACGCCATATGGACTTCTGATTCAAACTGCTTAATAAAGGCAGTAGTAATGGAAGTTGCCATAACTATCTCCTATAAAGTTAATATTACAGTTTATGAATTGTCCGCAGATTTCTGATATCGGGTTATCCAACGAGGGCCACACACATTATCTATGGGTTCACCTTTAAAACCTTTCGGCTCTAAATAAAAATACTTCATTTTTACATTTTTGACAAGTATCTGTTTATTTGAAATTTTAAATCCCATATATTGAACCCATCTTAGCGTTGCTTGTTGTTCTTCTGTAGCTACATTCCAAAGGAATTTGTACTTACTAGCTAACCATTGAAACACTCTTTTTTGGTTTTTCATAAACTTAAAACTGTTAAAAGGTTCTTCGCTACTTAGCCACCACGCTGTACCTCTTTGTGGATTGTTTTTTTCTCCACAACAACCAAACATAGCTACTACTTCGTGATTATCTTTGTACACAGAAAATGTATGCACATTAGGTCGGTTAATTCTAAATGGATATAACAATACCCATAATGGTTCTTTTCCTGTAACTGCTAGTTCATACTTGTCCGTTTGCTTTAGTTTTTTAGCTAAAACAAAACAGTCATCAGGAACTGCTATGTCCATATACATTATCTATAAAGTCTTTGGAAAGCATCATCAACTTTTTTAACATAAGACTCATCTCTTTCTTTTGGATCAAAGTATCGGGGATCTTTCATCATTTGTCTTACATCATCAATAGTTAATCTATTTGCAGGTTCAGTTGGTGCATTTGATATATTTTGATTTTGCATTTGCATTACTCGTTCAAGTATCTCAATACCCTGTGCTGATTGTCCTAGAGTAGATTGCAATAATTCATAGTCGTCTGCTCCAAAATGACTTTGGGCAAAGGCATCTACAGCATCTATACGAGCATTTGCATTTTCTCCAAGTTTATTTGCTTCCTCTTCTAAATTTGGCTGATAATGTGCTTGAGCATTTATAAATTTATTAATACCATCTTCAAACATTTCTTGGTTGTAAGCATTCTCTTTACAATGATCTATCCACCAATCAAACAAAGGATTTTCAACAACTTGTTCTTCTGTTATTTGTTCAGGTAGTGCAGGTAAAGCATATTCTTCAGGAACTTCGGCATCAGCTTCATTAGAAAGTTCATCTATGATTTGATCTCTAAGTTCTTCTTTTTTTCCTCCAACAAACTGTTCTAAATGAGCGTTAGATTTTAATAACTCATCTGTTCTAATCTCGCCCGTTTCTGCATTCCAAAATTTTTCAGGAATATTTTCTGGACGAATATGACCACCTTCTTGTGGTTGTTCTGACAGGTTTTGTGGTTCTTGTGGCTGTTGTTGTGGTTGAGCTTCTACCTGCTCTTGTGGTTCAGGTGTTGACTCTTGTACTTCTTCAACATTATCTGACATCTTGTTTCTCCTTTATGATGTTTTGACTTCGTCCCTTATTAAGTCGGCGTTGTATTAAACCTACAATATAGCGTTGCCCTTCTATATGGCGTAGTTGATTATCAGAAATTTCTGATCCTGCTACAGCTTCTATAGTTATTTGGCGAAGATATTTTAAGACCTCTGCACCTGCATCAGTTTTAAAAACACTTTCAAAGATAAAATTAAGACGGGTTTCTTCGTCAGGGTTTCGTTCAAAATTATCTAATCCTACTATACGATTAGGTTTTGTTTTCATTCTACTTTTATATCACCCTGTAAATGATTTTGCAACATTAGATACTTCTTGTGGACTTATTCCTTGTTCTTGCATATTTGCACCCATTTGCTGTAACTGTTGTCCTGCTTGAATCATTTCTTCATCTGACCTTATTAGTTCTTCAGGAACACCTAATTTTTTAGCAATAAACTTAGCCATATCTTGTTGCTTAATTAACAAATTAGTTATTTGTGGGCCAACTCTACCTTGAAGCATAGCAACAAATCTATCTATAGTAGCAACATCTTGTTGTTGTTGTGCCTGTGCAAGTGGCGAAGATGATCGTATTTTTATTTCTCTACCATTTACTGTTGGTATATTTATTCTTCCTTGTTTCTTTAAAATATATATTACTCTCTGTAACACGGGATTAACTAATTCAGCTTGTAATCTACCAAACGCCGCTCCTATCTGACGAGAAAGGTCAGCCATTCTTTCTGCTACTTCTGTAGCTGACATAGGTGTTTTTTGATTAGGATTACCTAACATATCATTGTATAATGCTTTTTTTATATTTGTTCGCATATCCTTTACAACTAAATCAGATACTTGGAAATTACCTGCAGGTGCTATTGGAGTTAATCCACTACTACCTACTGCTTTTGGTATTATTGTTCCGGGAATTAATTGAATGTTATCAACATTAATAACACCATCATCTTCTACTTGATACATTCCCGATATGGCCATTTGGGCATTTTCTAATATTAATTCAATTACAAGATTAGCAGTTTTAATTGCAGGTAAAGCCATCTGAAGTGGGCCTCTTCCATATACTTCTCCTGCACATTTACTCCATCTATAAACAATAAATGGATTAGAACCTATTCCTTTAAATGTATCTGAAAACAATTCAGCATCATACATTTCTGAAATAACACAATATATATACTCTTCCTCTTTTTTATTCTCATAGTTTCTATATACAACTTCAACGACTTTACAATCTTTTTCAGGATTTTGACTCATCTCTTCTACCATTCTTTCAGGTAGTTTTGCTTTTGGATAAGCAATCATAATTTGTTTAAACTTAATATATCGCTCTCTAAATATATGATCTATCTTATCATCATAACCGGAATCTAATAATACTTGTGGTAAAGGTATTGATCTAAATCGTATTGGTTGTACAGCATCTCCTTCTTCTACAAGTAAAATACCTGTACCAACAGCACAATCCAAAAATGTTTCGTGTACTTCTTGTGAAAAATTTGAGTTTTGTAATATCTCAAATATATATTCTGTAACTTGATCTAAATTTTCATTTACTTCTTTTTGTTGATCTTTAGGTATTTCTGTTCCTGAAGTCAAATCTGCCCATCTAGCATAGTTGGGAACAATGCCCGATTGTAAACGAGATGCAAATTCTTGCACTCCAACAACTGCTGTTTCATCAAATATAGATTCGCTTCGTCTTTTAGCAATGCTTTCTGAATAGAAAGATTCTCTTTGTGGTAAAGCATATTCATAACAATCTTCAAATATAGGAGTCCATTGGTCTTTAATAGCTTTAGCTTTTCTATATCGTGCTAATAGCTGTTTAACTTTAGATTCACTATAATCTATAGTTACTTGTGGTTTAACATCTATAACCATTTATACTCCGAGAGTATTTCTTGTTTGAATATCACCTTGTACCAAAAATCCTTGTCCACCTTTTCTTCCAGATAGTAAAGAGCGTCTGCCCCTTTTACCTGATAAATCAGCAACAGATTGTTGATATGACTCTTCTTTTTGCTTTGCTTTTTCAGCTAAAGCATCAGCACGAGCTTCTCTCCTCTGTTGCCTCATTGAGGCTTCATAAGGACTAGGTGGTGGTGGTGGTGGTGGTCTGTATCCTCCTCCTCCTCCGCACATAGTTACCTCCTTCTTTCATAAATGTTTTTAGGTTTAACATTAAAAACATTAAAATTTCTTTTTGCTATTATAGGTTTACTATATTTATTACCTGCCGTCAACGATCTACCTTCTCCTGCACCTAGCAATAAGTATTGTAAGGCGTCGTGTATATGTGAAAATCTATTCTTATTTGGCCGTTCATCATAGCGTTCTCCTGATACTTGTAAGCGTCTATAATGATATCCTCCTGCAAATCCTCTAAGTAAATTAACACAACTTTTATCAATAAGAATACCTGATTCACCATCTACCATTCTATTAAGACAAGTAGCTACAGATTCTATTCTAAGTGTTACATCATTACTTGGTGCAGGTCGGGCAGTAATACCTTTACCTCTTAGTATCTGAAATGGTGTACTTTCATCTGTTTGTACTCTATGATCTCCTGCAGGATCACCAAATATATAAAATTGTCTTGGATAATATTTTGCCATAGATTGTTTCATTAACTCAGAAAACTTAACGATACCCATATCTTCAGCTACAAGTTCTTCAAATACTATCCATCTAGTTCTTATTTTTTGTGCAAAAACACAAGCAGGTGTAAGACCAAAGTCAATCCCCATATACACAGGAAGATGTTCTGCAAGTGCAAGTTCACCTTTAGCCATATGTACATCTTGTCTATATGATTCATATACGGGTTTACCATCTTCAACAGTACCAAGTTTATTAAGAACATATACATCTATCCACGATTTTGTCTTACCACGAATAATATTACTATAATAATTTTCAGTAAGATTTTTTTTATTCTCAGATACATCAGATTTTTGATATTCTTGTATCTCATTGTTTTTATTCTTAATTTCTATCATTGCAGGTGGTTGATTAAAGAATCGCCAATTATCGGGTTTAATTAACATCTTTGCTTCTTGTTTACTAATATAGTCGGGTATAACAGTTTCACCTGCCATTATCGCCCACCAATGATCGGAATCAGGTGGATTGGTATCGCAAACGACTCCATACCAAGTTGGGCCACCATCACGCATAGATGGAAAACGACCAACACGCATAGAACAAGCGTCAACAATACTTTTAGGAATTTCTCGTGCCTCATTGATCCATACTCCTGTAAGTTCTAAAGATAGCAATTTCTTGACATCTTCAGGTCTATCTAACGCTAGAAAGATTACCTCACAATCAATATCCCCTTTTTTAAGTTTGTGTGTATAAGGTACACTCCAAATAAAGTTTCCCCAATCTTCTTCAGGAAACCAATCTAGCCAAGTTTTTATTGTAGTAGTCTTGAGTTGAGGGTTAGTATTACGAATGACCGCCCATCTAGTTTTGCGAATCCCTTCATCATTCGGCTTTTGTGATATAGCTCGTTTTATTATTTCTATACAACAAGCTACAGATTTACCAGAGCCAACAGGCCCTCGTATTCCTCTAAAGAAAGTATCATCTTTTAAAAAGTTTTTTAGTGTATCGCCGTCTGGCTTATAACTTAGTGATGCCATAATTAACTGCTAGTTCATATAGTTTTTCTCTAGCTTCTTCCGATAGAGATTCTATAATTCTATCAGCTTCGTGGTTATTCACAAACTCTTTTGGGTAATGTTTCATATGTTGTGATTTAACAACTGTACGAAGTGTATCTATTTCTCTAATAGAGTATTTAGTAAATATTGTCATTTCTTTCTAAATCTTCTTACTTTTCTTGCAATAGATTTTGGTTGTTTACTAAACTGTTTTCCCATTGCTTTATCTTTTCTTTTCTTAGCCGTAGTTCTCGCATATTCTTTTGATGATAATTTTTTAATGGCTTTTTCAGGTAAATATCTTTCTCCTGTTTCAGATGATTTTTTTCCTGACTTTGTACGCCATTTTTGTTTTGACCATTTAGATAATGAGTTAGATTTCTTTTTAGCACCACTATATCCACCTCCTGCTTTTTTGTATGCTTTGACGGCCGCTTGTGCTTTTCTACCTGACCATTGACCTGCGGCTGTTCCGTGTGATGCCTGTGCTTTTATTCGTGCAACTATTCTTTTCCATAGAGAAGGATTCTTTTTTTTTGCTGTACTCATCTTTTTGCCCTATTAGTTGATCTACTTACTACTCGTATATTTTTTTTAGAATTATTTTGAGGATTACCATCTTTATGGTCTATATCTTTATTATCACCTTTTTTTACTTTTTTTAGTTTTAAAAATAATCTTCGTAGCTTATTTCTTTTCACACGATCTTTTTTTGACGAAGATGAGGACTGAAACTTTTCGTATTCTTTTTTGTAATCACGCTTTGTCATTACTACTTAATATATGTTCTTTAGCCATTGCATATGCTTTTTCTTTAGAATGACCCTTCATCATTTTATATTCAGCGTAATCTTTTATTTGTTTCATTCTATGCAGTTCAAGGTCTGCTCGTTCTGTACGAACCATTGCTTCTGCTAATTTTTTACTTCGTTGTTGTGCTTTGTTCACCAATACCTCACTAGTTCAATTAATTCTATTATAACAATTAATCCTAAAAATAAAGCTAAAAGTGTATGGTAGATATTCCAAAGAACATAATAATTCTTCTCTGGTTTTTTTTTCATTAGAGATTAATATCAGTTTTTTTGAATCGGCCTTTTATTGGAGGTAAATTTCCTGTACCACCCGGAGTTACATTAATATTTCCGCCGACTCCTCCACCAGATCGTTTAAGACCTGAAGATAATTTTTGTCTAAGTTTTGCAAGTTGGGTTTTAATTTTTTGTTTAAGAGAAGGTTTGGCATTTTTCATTTTATCCATTGTTCTCTTAATCGTTTCTTTAAGAACTTTTTTTTGCTGTTCAGGTTTCATATTTTTTAATTTATCTGCGGCCATTCGCATTTTGTCTGCTTTTTTCTTTTTGTTTAATTGATGTTTTGCATATCCTCCTAACAATAATCCTGCACCTGCTGTTCCTGTAAGTATATTTTCAAGTGCTTGTCTTGGTATATTAACATCTTTTTTTTGTTTATTTTGTAACTCTATTTTTCTTTTTCTTGGCCCTTCATTGTCTGTTTTACGAACATCATCTTTGCTTGTTTTTACTTCCCGTTGAGATGATTTTTCATTTGCTTTTTCTTTTTCTCTTTTAAGTGCTAATTCTGCTTCACGATCAAGTCCGCCTTTTTTTAGTAAAGTTTTTTTCTTTTTTTCGTCAATTACTCTTTTTGTACCTACACCAAAATCTTTTCTAGTTTTGGGATCGTCTTTTGTACTAATCGTTACTTTACCATCAGATTCTCTTCTTTTGAGTTCATACTTCTTTTTCCCCATAGCACGAAGTTTATAATCTGTAGGATTTTTTCGTAATTCTTGTTCGTATGTTCCTGTATAAGCCATAGAGTTATTATCCTTTCTTTTTTATTTTTGTCAACTTATGTAAAACTTCTTCTTTCTATTAAACTTGATCTTCCAAGTAAACTTGCTTTTCTACCATCTCGTGGCATTACTTGTCTTCGTGCTTCTCGTTCTGCCTTTGCCTGTTTTTGACGCCGTCTTTCATCTCTTGCTTTTTTTGTACTTGGCCCACCTTCATCAGGATTCCAACCAAAGGTTGCTCTTACAGGTTTAAATATACTTAGAGGTTTTTGGTTACCAAGTTGCGATTTCCAATATGTATTAAAATATTTTTCGTGTTCTGCCTGACTACGAGGTTTTCGCATTAATGAGTAAATGTTAGCATTATTCCAAGTATAGAATTGTTTTTGGATAGGCATTAACTTTTTCTTTTTTTAGCTAAGATAAGTATCTTCCTTTGTATGTTTTTAGGGAGATCCTTAAAGTGAAATAATTTTTTGCTAGAAGCAGTATGTGTTTTTCCAGAATGGAGTTCACCATTCGGCATCTTATGAGATCCTCCTGTGTGAACTTTCCCATCTTTGGTATAATGTTTTACACCTTTCATTACTTCTTTTTTTTCTTTTTAGTTTTCATTGGCTTTGGCATTTTATATCCGGGCATTTTACTTTCCTTTCTTTTTTTTATTTTTTAATCTGATTGACATTGCTTTTGCTTTACGCCGTGCATCAGCTTTACTAGATGCACCCCACGCCCTAAGTGATAATAATAAACGAGTTGGTCGTCCTTTACTATCTCTTTCAGGCCCCGGCATATTTCCCATTCGTGCTAAGAAAGATGCCCTTCGTGGATTATCACCTGACTTTACAGGTGCTTTCAATGTACCACCGGTTTGTGCTTTATAAGAAGCACGACCTTTTGCATTCAATCCTCCTTTAGGATTCTTTCCTGCTTTTCTTTGCCAAGCCGGTGATGGCATTAGAAGATTATGTGTAAAGTTATTTGTATCACTGTGGATACTACTAAGTATGTAATCATAACCAAACCTTAGCAGAAAAAAAAAAAATTACAACCACCGAACCTTGAACGACTATAATGTGTGAATAGGACTTCTCTATGTGAGGCAAGGG